AAATATGTGATGCGAATTGTCGATTTATCGTGAAATTTTCGCTTGCACACAAAATTATGGTGCATTAAGATGGTTGCGCGCTGATCTCCTCCGTGATGCGCCCCTACCCCGCAAAACGGCGGCTTGGATGATGCGGGCATCCTCCCGGCAGCCGCCGTTGCCTATTTGAAAGGCGCTTGTGTGGACTATCAAAAGAACGCCGCGCTGTTTGTAAGTGTCCTGTTTCATTCAGGCACGAACGCCCATTTCATGCACCTGCAGACGAAAAGCTATAGCGAACACAAGGCGCTGGAGACGTATTACAACGAAATCATAGATATTGTTGACCGCTGGGCCGAGGCTTATCAAGGCTGCTACGAAGTCATAAATTCGTATCCGGCCGATTTTCACGTCGCAAAGGTGCCGCTGACTTATTTGCAAAAAATCAAGGATTTTGTCGACAGCATTCGTAAAGTCTTGCCCGACGATACCCAGCTGCAGAACATCATCGACGAGGTGGCCGAGCTGGTCGATTCGACAATCTATAAATTAAAGGTGTTGAAATAATGCCTTCTACATCACCCGCGCAGGCCCGCATGATGGCGGCCGCAGCGCATGACCCTGAGATTGCTAAAAAGGTCGGCGTGCCGGTTGCGGTCGCCCGCGAATACAATCAGGCCGATAAAGGAAAAAAGCTGGCAGAAGCGATGAAGCGGATGCCAAATCACAAAAAGAGATAAAGAGCGATTTTTATGGCACGAAATGGAATAAAGACGGGTGGCGGCAGCCGAGCAGGGAAGCCCAATAAAGTAACGGCGAGGGCAAGGGAAGCTATTGCTATTTTCGTTGATGGCAACGCTGATCGGCGGCAGAACTGGCTTGATCAGATTGCCGCCGAGGATGGGCCGCAAGCGGCTTTTAAATGCTTTTCTGATTTGCTGGAATACCATGTTCCCAAACTGTCACGCGCAGAAGTGAGCGGCCCTGAAGGCGGGCCGCAAGAGTTCATTTGCAAATGGCAGTCAGAGAAATAACGCTGCCTTATGCGCCCCGTCGTGCGTTTATGCCTTTTCATAACCGCACGAAACGCTGGGCCTGCTTGGTCGCGCACAGGCGCGCCGGCAAGACTGTGGCGGCCATCAACGACATGATCCGCGCGGCCTTTACCAGCAAGGATTCGATGCCCCTTTATGGCTATGTGGCGCCGTATCGCAGCCAGGCCAAATCCGTTGTGTGGGATTATCTCAAGCATTATTCCGCGCCGATCAGCAAAGACAGCAACGAAGCAGAGCTGACGGTGACGCTACTCAATAATAGCAAGATTCGGCTGTTCGGCGCAGATAACGCCGACGCCATGCGCGGACTCGGCTTCTCGGGCGTTTACTTGGACGAATTCGGCGACTTCAAGCCCAGCGTGTGGGGAAACGTCGTTCGCCCGGCATTGTCTGACAAACAGGGTTGGTGTGTGTTCGGCGGCACGCCCAAAGGCAAAAACCAGTTTTATGACATTCGCCAGACGGCCGCTAAACAGGCTGATGATTGGTTTTTGTTGGAGCTGCCGGCCAGTAAATCAGGACTGTTGCCGTCTACCGAACTGGATGCCGCAAGGGCACAGCTCAGCAAAGACCAGTTTGATCAAGAATATGAGTGCTCGTTCGAGGCGGCAATTCTTGGCGCGTTTTACGGCATCGAAATGCGCGAGGCGACCGACGCCGGGCGCATTACCCGAGTGGACTACCAGCCTGAGGTGCCTGTGCATACCGCGTGGGATTTGGGCTACCGTGATGACACCGCCATCTGGTTCTATCAAGTCATCCGCGGCGAAATACACGTGATCGACTATTACGCCGTCAGCGGCGCCAACATCGCCGAGCTTGCCGCGGTAGTCACCGGAAAGCCTTATCGCTACGGCAAGCACTACCTGCCGCACGATGCTCGCGCCAAAACACTGGCCGCGCAAGGTAAAAGCGTGATTGAGCAAATGGCCGAACATCTAGGCATCAATAGCATGGCGATCGTGCCGGATTTGAGCGTGCAGGACGGCATCCAAGCAGTGCGTCAGATGCTGCCGTATACGTGGTTTGACGCCGAGCGCTGCGCAGAGGGCATCGAGGCGTTGCGTCAGTATCAGCGCGAATACGACGAGGACAAAAAAGCATTTCGGCAGACGCCGCGCCATGATTGGTGCTCGCACCCAGCAGATGCCATGCGGATGCTGGCGATTGCGTGGCGCGCAGAGCCTGCCGTTAAGCCGCCAGAGGTGGCAAAGCCACTAATGGTAGGACCGGAAAACACCGTAACTTTAAATGATATGTGGGCAACCACAAAAACAATCAGGAGTAGCAGACTATGAGCGGCGTGAACAATCCTTACAGGTATCAATACGAAACTGTTGCAGCATCACAAACCGCGCAAGTATTGGGCGGCACAGGCGCCGTCGGCGACTACTTGCATCGGCTGGTTATCACCGTATCGGCGGCAGCAACCAGCACCGTGACGCTGCTGGATAACGCAACGTCTATCACGCTTGTTCCGGCAAATGCGACGATCGGCACCTACAGCATTGAGCTGAATATGGTGTCAGCTTCCGGCGCGTGGAAGGTCACGACCGGCGCAGGCGCGTCTGTGATCGCTGTGGGCATCTTCAGCGCGTAATGACTGCCGCTTGGACTCGTAAAGAGGGCAAAAACGCCGAGGGCGGCTTGAACGCCAAGGGGCGGGCGAGCTATCACGCCGAAACGGGCGGCACGCTCAAACCGCCAGTTAAATCTGGCGACAATCCGCGCCGCGCCAGTTTTCTTGCGCGCATGGGGAATATGCCGGGGCCGATGGAAAAAGACGGTAAACCGACGCGGCTGGCGCTTGCGCTTAAAGCATGGGGCGCGAGCAGCAAGGCCGACGCCAAAAGCAAAGCCGCAGCAATCAGTGAGAGAAATAAATAATGGAAGCCATCGCAACCGGCGTGCAAAAATACTTGAATATCGTTAGTCAATACGACAACGAATTCAAAAAATGGGAAGCGCGCGCAGAAAAGATTGTCAAACGGTATCGAGACGATAACCGCAGCCAGCACACGAACGAAACCGCAAAATTCAATATTCTGTGGTCAAACGTGCAAACGCTCGTGCCTGCCGTTTACGCAAAGCTGCCCAAAGCGGTGGCAGAGCGCCGGTTCGGCGATAACGATCCCGTCGGCCGCGTGGCGTCAGAACTGATTGAGCGCGCCCTTGATTACGAAATCGAGCATTACCCAGACTTTCGCGCCACGATGCGCTATGCCGTCGAAGATCGTTTTCTCGGGGGCCGCGGCACCGCCTGGGTGCGTTATGAGCCGCACGTTAAAACGCTTGATGTTCCCGAGGACGGGTTACAAATTACCGAGGACATTGAAAATGAGCGAGCAGAAGGTCAGACCCCCGAGGGCGCCCCGAATCCCGAGAATCAAAACTACACCGCAGGCGAAGCCGAGCCGCAAGAGGAAATCGAATACGAGTGCGCCCCTACCGATTACGTTCATTGGAAGGATTTCGGCCATTCTGTCGCGCGCACTTGGGAGGAAGTAACCTGCGTTTGGCGCTGGGTTTACATGACGCGCGACGCGCTGATAGAACGTTTTGGCGATGTGGGCAAAAAAATCCCGCTTGATTCAGGGCCGGAAACGCTTAAAACTTATGGCCAAAGCAACAAAGAGCGCACGCGCGCCAAAATCTGCGAATTGTGGGACAAAGAAACCGGCAAAGTTTACTGGTTCACCAAAAACTATAATGAGCTGATCGACGAGCGCGATGATCCGCTTGAACTTGAAGGCTTTTTCCCCTGCGCAAAACCGCTCTACAGCACAACGACCAGCGATACGCTGATTCCGGTGCCGGATTTTGTGTTGTATCAAGATCAGGCCAACGAACTGGACATTCTGAGCGATCGCATTGACGGGCTTGTCAAGGCGCTGCGCATTCGCGGCGTTTACGATGCCAGTCAGCCGGCTTTGCAGCGGCTATTGACCGAAGGCGACAACAATACGCTGATACCGGTCGACAAATGGATGGCGTTCACTGAAAAGAACGGGCTCAAAGGCAGCATTGATATTTTGCCGATTGATGAGCTGGCAAACGCCCTGCTGCAATGCTATCGGGCGCGCACCGAAATCAAGGCGCAGATTTACGAGATTACCGGCATTTCTGACATTATTCGCGGCGCATCGTCGGCGAGTGAGACCGCAACAGCCCAGCAGATCAAAGGGCAATACGCCGGCCTGCGACTCAGATCCATGCAGGAAGAAGTGGCGCTATTTGCCAGCGAACTAATAAGGCTTAAAGCGCAGGTCATTTGCAGTAAATTCCAGCCGCAAACGATTCTGGCGTATGCCGCTGCCGGCCAGATGAGCCAGCCTGACCAGCAGATGATTCCGCAAGCCATGCAGCTAATGCAAAACAACCCGTTGCGGAATTTCCGCATCGAGGTTGATGCAGACAGTTTGGTGCAGCTGGACGAGCAGCAAAACAAACGCGACCGCGTTGAATTCCTGACCGCCTTTGGCGGCTTTATGAAGGAAGCGCTGCCGGTTGGCCAGCAATCGCCGGAACTGGTGCCGATGTTGGTAGAATTGATTAAATTCGGCATCGGCGGCTTTAAACAGGCAAAACCGATTGAGGGCGTGCTTGATGTGGCTCTTGAGCAGATGAAGCAAAAACAAGCCGTCCCGCAACAACAAAAGCCAGATCCCGAAATGATCAAGCTGCAAGCGCAGCAACAGGCCGATCAGATGCGCATGCAAGCTGATACGCAAGCCGCGCAAGCAAAAATGCAGGCCGATATGCAAATCACGCAAGCCAAGGCGCAAGCGGACATGCAAATTGAGCAAATGAAAATGCAACATTCTGCGCAACTTGAGCAACAAAAGCTGCAATTTGAAAGCCAGCTCAAAAACATGGAAATGCAAGCGGCAAAAGAAAAAGCAGAGCTCGAGGCCGCAACCAAAATCATGGTGGCGCGTATCGGCGCTAACCCTGGGCTTGATATCCCGCTGATTGAAGCGCAGCAAGCGGCATCGGAAAAGGTTACCGCAGAACTCGGCGAAAACGTGCGGGCGGCGATCGACAACATGGCGCAAATGCACGAAAACATGGCCAACATGCATGGAGAAACGATGAACCGCATTGGCGGCGTAATGCAAGCACTGGCAGCGCCTAAACGCATCCTGCGCGGCCCTGACGGCAAAGCTATCGGCGTTGAGGTGGCAGCATGATCGTAAATACTACCAAAGGCGAAATAGACGATTCGCTGCTTGAAAAGCGAGAGGGAGCCATTGACAACGACAACGAAAACACCACTTGGGTGGAATATTGGCTGGCCGGTGAATTGGTGCACAGATCCGCGCACGTCAGGTTAAAAAAACCGATCATTTCAATATCCGAAGCAGGGAGTTTCTAAGATGGCCAATTCTCAAGCAATGTGCACCAGTTTTAAATCTGAAATTCTCAGCGGTATTCACGCGCTGGGAACAACCGTTACCCGAGCCGGAACAGGCGCAGACACAATCAAGGCGGCGTTATATTTGGCAAGTGCATCGTTAGGGGCCGCCACGACTGCGTATAGCGCCACTGGCGAGGTTTCTGGCGCCGGATATAGTGCGGGTGGCATAACGGCCACAAACGCCACAGCGCCCACATCAAGCGGAACCACAGCCTATTGGACGCCTAGCGCCAGTTTTACTTATACAAACGTCACTTTGACCACATCTTTTGATTGCGTGCTGGTCTATAACAGCACTCAATCTAACAAAGCAATCAGCGTGCATACTTTCGGCGCGCAAACCATTACCGCCGGCACTTTTGTTCTGTCCATGCCGACCAATGACGCCAGCAACGCGCTGATTCGTATTGCCTAACACATGGCACAAGGCGCTTGGGACACCGGCACATGGGATGCGGCCCTATGGGATTCGCTGCCTGTTACCGGCAACTCTGCCGCAGGCTCTCCGGGCAGCGTCGGCGCAACTGTTACGGTTGCGCTGTCAGGTGTTCAAGCGACAGGACAAGTCGGCACTGAGGGCGAGGCTACAACAGTTCCGATTGCCGGCACAGAAGCGACCGGCGCCGTTGGTAATGTCGGACTGGTCGTTACGGTTGCGCTGTCAGGCAATAGTGCAAGCGGCCAAGTGGGCGATGTTACATTCATCCCGCAACCCATCTTGCTTATTGATGACACGCACGATGGGCGCCGGTTTAAAGAGCAGCTAGAACGCGATAAAAAACTCAGGAAAAAGCAAAAACAACAAATTCTTGATGCTTTTGAGCGAATTGTCGAGGGGCGGCCGGAAATCGCCGAAGAAATTGCCGCGCCTTACGTCGTTACAAGGTCAAAAACAAAAGCCGCGCCTATCAAGCAAACTATCAATTTTGACGCATTATTTGCTGATCTTGATAGAGTGCAGCGGATTTGGGAAACGCACTTAGAAATGGATGATGAGGACGTTTTGACACTATTATGAGAAAAAGCTACGTGCAAATCAATGGCGAACTGATTGAGAAAACAGACAGTTATCAAGATCCGCTGGCGCCGATCGTGATGCCGGATATCCAGCCCTATAAATCCATGGCAGACGGCAGCATGATTACGAGCCGCAGCCAGCACCGCGATCATTTGCGCCAACATAATTGCATCGAAATCGGCAACGAAAAGATGGAAAACAAGCCCGCGGCGCAGGTAAAAGACAACCGCCGTGATATTTTGCGCGCACAGCTTGCCAATATGACGCATGACCAGGCTAATAAAATACTCGCCAAAGCGCGAGATGATTTACGTTTCACCCGTCGTTAAACCAACCCCCACAGGGAGAAGCAAAAATGCCAGACTTGAATGAGATAGTGCCAGTCGAAAATCCAGATGCGCGCCGTGAATTGCTAGAAAAGCAGTTTGATGAGGCAGAAAGCGCTGCGCCAGAGCCGGCGCAGTCGCAGCCTGCGCAAGCCGAAAAGCCGCGCGATGAAACCGGCAAATTTGCCAAAACGACCGCAGCCGCGCCGGCTGAGGCAAAACCGGATGATGAGCCGGTATGGCGTCGGCCACCGGCGAGCTGGAAAAAGGACTATCACGAAGTCTGGCAAACCGCCGACGACAGGCTAAAACAATACGCATGGCAACGCGAAAACGAAATGAAGGCCGGCGTTGAGCCGTTGCTGACAAAAGCGCAGTTTGCCGACCAAATGCAGGAGGTTTTGAGCCCTTACATGACCACCATACAAGGGCTGGGGATTGACGCGCCGAAAGCGGTCAAGGCACTGATGGAGGCCGACCACGCGCTGCGCTATAGCACGCCGCAGGAAAAACGTCAATATTTTGCTAGACTGGCGCAGTCGTACGGTGTAAATTTAAACGAAATGGGCAACGACCTGCCACAACAGGTTAATGTTGATCCGACAATTTACGCACTTCAAAACGAATTAAATAATGTTCGTGGCGAAGTGATGGGCTGGAAACAACAGCAAGAGCAACAACAGAACCAGGCCCTTTTGGGCGAAATCAACAATTTCAGCCAAAAGGCCGAGCATTTTGAAGAAGCGCGTCCGACCATGATCCAGCTTTTACAAAGCGGCATGGCAAGCGATCTTGAAGATGCGTACGAAAAAGCAATACGCCTTAATCCAGAACTTTTTGATGCAGTTCAACAAAGCCAACAAGCTAAAGTTGATGCAGAAAAAAGAGCTCAAGCGAATAGCGCGGCTAAACGGGCAAGGGCGGCAGCGGTGAGCGTTAAAGGTTCCACACCCGGAACGGTTACGAATACCAAAGCGCAAGATCGCCGGTCGTTACTTGCCGAACAATTCGACAATATTAGCGACCGACTCTGATAATTTTTTTTAGGAGCTTTAATTATGGCTTTTGCCAATAGCTCGATCAGCGACATCATTGCGACTAACATTCAAAGTCGTTCGGGTGAGCTGGCCGATAACGTTACAAATAACAACGCGCTTCTGCGCCGCCTTAAAGAACGTGGCAACGTCAAAACGTTTTCCGGCGGTAACGTCATTTTGCAAGAGGTGATGTATAACGACAGCACGACCAACAACACCAACAGCTATAGCGGCTATGAAGTGTTGAACGTCAGCCAAAACAGCCCGATCAGCGCGGCGCAGTTCAGCATTACGCAATATGCGGCGGCGGTTTCGATCAGCGGTCTGGAGATGATCCAGAACAGCGGCAAGGAAGCGATTATCGACCTGCTGGACGGTCGCATGAACGTTGCCGAAGCGCAGCTGATGAACCGTATCGGTTCGGACATTTACCTGGACGGCACCGGCAACTCTGGCAAAAACATTACCGGCCTTGGCGCTGCTGTGCCGGATAGCCCCAGCACCGGCACCTATGGCGGCATTAACCGCGCCACGTGGTCGTTTTGGCGTTCGGTTGCTTATTCCGGCGTGACGAACGGCGGCGCTGCCGTGACTGCTTCCAACATCCAGCAATATATGGATGCGGTTGCTGTTCAGCTGATCCGCGGCACCGACAAGCCCGATTTGATCGTTGCCGATAACAACTATTACCGTCTGTATCTGCAGTCGTTGCAATCCATTCAGCGCATCTCTGATTCGGGTTCCTCGATGGCCGGCGCTGGCTTTGCTTCGCTGAAGTATTACGGCGCGGGCATGGCTTCCGACGTTGTGCTTGACGGCGGTATCGGTTCTGCTGCCACTGCCAATCATATGTGGTTCTTGAACACGAAATATATTTTCTTCCGGCCGCACGTTGACCGGAATTTCGTGCCGATTGGCGGCGAGCGCCAAGCGGTTAATCAAGACGCGATTGTTAAACTGATTGGCTGGGCGGGTAATATGTGCTCAAGCGGTCCGCAGTTTAGCGGTGTGCTGATTGCGTAATTTTTAGAAATTAAGGAGAAATAATTATGGCTTATTCAGTAACCCCGCTGATTGGTGTTGATCTGAACAATATTGTTCCGACCAATACCAACTCTGCCGGCACTGCTGTGCCGACTTTTGGCCCGCTGGGGACTCAGGTTTTTGGCTCTGACGGCAAGCGTTATGTGCTTGCGCAGGCTAATGCTTCGATCTCAGCGTCAACCACTGTGTGCGATATCAACGCAACAACCTTTCTGGTTGCCGCGTCTGGTGGCGCTTACACCAGCCCCGCTGTCGCTCTGGTGAGCGGCGATGTGGCGTGGTTTGGCAAAGCGTCGGTGTAAATATTGGGCGGGGTTAATTCCCCGCCCTTTTTTAAGGAATAAAGAATATGTCGCTCCCCTCCCGCGTTTTGGCAGCTGGCTCAAGCCCGTTGCTTTCGACCACGATTTGCGGTGATGTTGGCAACACGCTGACCGCTGCTGGCTCATCCACTACCGATGCGCTACAACTTGCCGCCGTTCACAATCGAGTATCGACAACTGCATCGTCAACTGGCGTTAAATTGTTGCCTGCTGAAGCCGGCGCAATAATGACGGTTGCAAACGATGGCGCAAATACTTTGACTGTTTACCCGGCCACCGGCTCAACGATTGACGGCGCTGCGTCTGTTTCGATTGCAACAACGAAACGTCGTATTTTTGTTGGTATCAGCCCGACCGTTTGGGTATCTATTCTCGGCGCTTAATGACAATTCCGTCGCGTGTTTTGGGTGCTGGTGCTTCTCAACTTATGACCGTTGCCATTTGTGGCGACGGCGCTGATGATTTGACGGCCACCGGATCAACTAGCGCGGATGCGTTGCAGCTAACAAAAATTTATAACTCAATTGATGCGGCAACCGCTGGAACTGGCGTAAAACTGCCGCCCACTCAAATGGGCACAACTATTTTTATTGCCAATTCTAGCGGTAGCGCGATCAAGGTTTATCCATACGAAGCAACAACAACGATAAATCAATCAGCATCCGCATCCATTTCAAAAGATCACACCAGCATATTTTTTGCTGTAACAAATTCGATTTGGTATAGCATCAATGGAACTAAAACTTAATTTTCCCCACAGGAGATAGCAAAATGGCTTTAGATAGCGACATTCAGAATGCAGATTCGCACTTGCACGTTGAGTTTTATTTGAACGATCAAGGCGATTACAAGGCAAATCCGAAAGAGTTTGTGCGGATTATTGTGCCTGGTGACAAAACTAATGTCGTTGATCAGCCTGTGCGAGAAGATCATAAAGAGCGGTTCCCGCGCCAATATCTTTACTGGAAGATGCAAAGTTCTGATGCGTCCGCTATCGGCACTCCGTTGGAAAAGTGGAATACAGACTTCCCCGAGGAACTGAATTCTCATCAAATGGCAGAACTGCAGATTTTGAAATTTCAAACTGTTGAGCAAATCGCCACTGCCACTGATTCACAGATACAGCGCGTCGGTATGGGCGCATCTGGCTTGCGCGAAAAAGCGCGTCTGTATTTGACCAAAAAGAACAAATCGCAAAGCGATACCGAACTGGAAGAAACGCGCGCGCAGCTCAAAGAATTGCGAGAGCAAATGGCCATGCTGATGGAGGCTCGCAAGCCTGGGCGCCCGCGCAAAGAGGCCGAGGCCGCTTAGAAAGGTTGAATTATGTCTAGCACGATGTTGCAGCTTGTGCAGCAGGTTACAAATGAGCTCGGCGTTTCGACGCCGACATATGTGGCTGGCAACACTAATCAAGATGTAACGCAGATTTTAGCGTTGATGAACGCAACTGGTTATGAACTGCTGCGCCGACACAATTGGCGTGCGATGACAAAGCAACACGGATTTTATACTCAATACCTGACCACGACCGGAAACTGGACCACCGCAGCGCGCACAATTACGGGCATTCCAAGCACTGCCGGTCTAGATGCGACTTATCAAGTGCAAGGCACTGGCATCAACCAAAATACTTATATCGTGTCGGTTGATAGCGCAACACAAGTAACGGTCAATCAAGACTTTGCCGCCGCCGGCGGTCTTGACGCAACCGCCTATTTTCAGAAAATCCGATATAGTTTGCCGAGCGATTACGAGGCGCTTATTCCGCGCACAATGTGGGATAAGTCAAAGCATTGGGAAATGCTCGGCCCCGAGGATGCGCAGCAATGGGAGTGGTTGTTGTCAGGTTATATCAGCACTGGCCCGCGCATCCGCTGGCGTTTGCTTGGCAATTATTTTCAAATTTGGCCCGGCATGTCTACGGCAGAAAGCCTCGGATTTGAATATCGCAGCAACGGATGGGCAGAAGCGGCAGATGGAACCGTAAAAACCAGTTTTACGGCAGATACAGACACCACGATATACCCAGATCGTTTGATGGTGCTTTCTACAAAACTCAAGTATTTTGAGGCTAAGGGTTTTGATACGACTGCCATGTATCGAAATTATTTGATGGAACTTGAGGCCGCGATGGCGCTAGATATGTCAAGCGCAAACCTGAGTTTTGCGCCGCGGCCTGGCACTGTTTTGATCGGCTACGACAATATACCGGACACCGGATATGGCCCGAACTAGAGGCGTCAATCAGCTGGTGCAGCGAGCAGCTGCCCGCGTGGCGTCTATTCCGGCGCCAGTGGGCGGCTGGAACGCGCGCGACTCCATCGCAAACATGGAGCCATTAGACGCGGTGCAGTTAATAAATTTTTTCCCCACTGTTAGCAATTGCGTTTTGCGCGGCGGCTCAACAAACTGGGCAACCGGCATGACTGGGCAAGTGCAAAGCCTGATGGTTTACAGCGGCGGCACTTCAAATAAGATGTTTGCCGCTGTTGGAACGCCTGATTTAAAGTTTTATGACGTCACAACTGCAGGTGTTGCTACCGCCACCAGCGTAACAGGGCTTACTAATGCAATTTGGGAATACGTCAATATAACGACCTCCGGCGGCCATTATTTGTATACCGTCAACGGCTCAGATAAGCCGCGCCTTTACGATGGCACCACTTGGACGGCAATAGATAGCGCATCAACGCCTGCAATCACTGGCGTTACAACAACGACGCTATCAAACGTCACGCTGTTTAAAAATCGTTTGTGGTTTATTCAAAAAGACACGCTAAAAGCATGGTATCTGCCGACCAGTTCAATCGGCGGCGCTGCGCAGGTTTTGGATTTATCAGCAATTGCCAAGTTTGGCGGCCATCTGGTCGATTTGGATACTTGGACGATTGACGCCGGATATGGGGTTGACGATAACCTTGTTTTTGTGACCAGCAATGGCGAAGTTATTGTTTATCGAGGCACCGATCCCTCTAGCGATGCCACTTGGGCGCTCGCGGGCGTCTGGAAGTTAGGCAGCCCGATCGGCAACCGGTCAATGTTGAAATGGGCTGGCGATCTGCTGATTTTGACTTATGACGGTTTGATGCCAATGGCGCAAAGTCTGCAATCTTCTCGGCTTGATCCTCGCGTTGCGCTGTCAAATAAAATACAAGGCGCAATTACTCAGGCAACAACCAATTACGGCGGCGATCATGCCGCTGTCGGTTGGCAGGTTTATTACAACGCAAAACGAAATGCAGTCTGGATAAATGTGCCAATTGCTGAAGGTCAGCAAGAGCAATACGTGATGAACACTATCACGCGAAGCTGGTGCCAATTTCAGAACTGGCCTGCTAATTGTTGGGATACGCTAAACGATAACCCGTATTATGGCGGTGATGGCGTTGTTGTCAAAGCGTGGGATGATACTTATTCTGATGGTGCATCAAACATTTTTACAAACGTTTTCCAAGCATTTAATTATTTTGATAGCAGAGGCGTTAAAAAATATTTCACTAGAGCGCGGCCTAGTATTTTTACAAATGGCGCGCCTTCAGTTTTTGTTGGCATGAATGTTGATTTTGACGTCGAAGATACGGCGGCAACACTATCATTGTCCCCGTCATCTGTTGGTTTGTGGGATTCTGGAAGATGGGATTCTGCTTTTTGGGGCTCTGGTCTGGAAATTACAAACAATTGGCAAGGCATTACCGGCATAGGTTATTGCGGCTCTATACAGCTCAAGAGCGCAAGCAGCGGATTGCAGATTGAATGGGCATCAACAGATGTGGTATTTCAAACCGGATGGGCAGGTATATAGCATCAGGGCCGGATATCGGCCATTGGGTTGCAAAACACGTCGATGGCGGTTTTTTTGAAGGCAGGGCGACTGCTTTAGGATTGAAGCGAGATGATGAAATCATTGCCGGCGTCATTTATGAAAACTGGAACCATCAAAGCATCTGGTGCCATTTCGCAATTCAGGGGCAAATGACGCCGGCCTATTTGGCGGCAATATTTGATTACCCGTATAACGTATGCCAAGTGGAAAAAATTATTGTGCCGGTGGGCAGCGACAATGCGCAAAGCACAAAAGTGGTGAAAAACATGGGTTTTAAGGAAGAAGGCAGAATCAAGAACGGCAGGCCAAATGGTGACATTGTTTTTTACACGTTGCACCGAGATGATTGCCGTTTTTTAAATAAACGATACAGCAAAAGGATAGAAAATCATGGGTAAATCTTCCCCTTCGCCGCCCCCGGCACCGGATTACGCAGGCGCAGCTGCCGCACAAGGCGCGGCCAACTTGGAAACTGCGCAAGCGCAAGGCCGGATGAACAATCCAAACGTTATCGGCCCCCTCGGCAGCCAGACTGTCACGTGGGGGACGCCTACTTTTAACCAAGCCGCTTATGATAGAGCGATGGCGGCTTATACGGCGCAACCGCAACGCGGTGCACAGCCGACTTTAGACCAATTTAGGGTTGCCACGGGCAGCGATGAAGGCGGCACCACCTATGGTCTCGACCAAGACGCCTACGCAAAGGCAATGACGGATTGGGCAAATTCTGGCGTTGCCGGCCCTGCGCCGACGCGCGAGCAATTTACGACCAATACGAACGCCGACCAGGCCACGATCACGCAAACATTGACGCCGGCCGCACAAGCCACGCTAGACGCTCAGCAACGTGTTCAGCGGGCTTTGGCCAACTTGGGCGAGCAAGGTCTAGGAACCGCAAGCAATGTGCTTGGAACGGCGTTTAATCCAAATCTGCCAGGTATTCAAACAGGCATCGGAAATGCAGGACAGATTGCGCAAACGCCCGATTTAGGCAGATACGGGCAGGCGGGCGCAAATGTTAGCGGCGGCCAAATAATGGAAACGCCCGATCTGGGGCGCTACGGCATGGCTAACGCAAACGTCAGCGCGCAGGGCGTAAATTACGGACCGCAAGCCGGCCAATATGGAATGGCGCAAGGCGGCCCCGCCGGCAATCAATTCGGCACCGCTGGCGCTAATGTCGAACGCCAATTTGCCGGTGGCGGCCCGTCGGCAGATCAATATGGACTGGCGCGAGGAAATATAAATTTCAATATGGCCAGAGGCGGTCCTGCTGCCGGGCAATATGGAATGCAACAGGGCGGCGTGCAAGGCCCGCAATTGCAGACTAATCTGGATGCGTCGGGGCAAATCAGCGGCGGCCCGCAGATGGGTATGTATGGTTTGGCTCAAGGCGGCCCTGCGGTTGGCCAATTGCAAACATCATTAGACACGTCCAATTTGGCCGCAATGCCGATCAATGCGGGCACTACGGCGCAGCAGGCGATTATGTCTCGATTGCAGCCGCAGCTAGAGCGCCAGCGCGCACAGCTTGAAACTCGACTGGCTAATCAAGGGCTAGTCCGCGGCGGAGAGGCATATAACGCCGCTTTGACCGAACAAGGGCAGCGGGAAAATGATCTGCTGTCACAAGCTGCTTTGCAAGGCATAAATCTCGACCTGGCTGCACGTCAGCAAGGCTTGGGAGAAGCGCAAACTTTGGGCGGTTTTGCTAATCAGGCGGCTTTGTCGCAATTTGGCGCCGGCCAGCAGGCCAACCAAGCGCAAAATGCGGCCATGCAACAGAATTATGCGCAGGCTATGGCGTCCGCACAACAGGGCAATGCCGCACAACAACAGGCGTTTAATCAGCGCGTGCAGGCCGGTGAATTCGGGAATGCGGCGCAAATTGCATCGTTTAATGCGGCGCTTCAGAACCAGCAAGCAGGCAATCAAGCGGCTGCGGCTAACTTTGCGCAGGCGCAGGCGGCGCAACAAATGCGAAATCAAGCTGCCGGCCAGAACTATCAGCAAGCACTGGGGGCTGGCCAGTTTGCCAATCAGGCCGCAGCCCAAAACTTCGCGCAAGGTCAATCTGCGCAACAACTTGCAAATCAAGCCGCAGCGCAAAACTTTGCGCAAAATGTCACTGCTCAACAATTGCAAAATCAAGCAATTGCTCAAAATTTTGGTCAAGGTCAAGCTGCAAACGCTGCGCAAAATGCCGCAATCGGGCAAAATTTCGCTCAAGGATTGTCTGCTCAACAGGCACAAAATGCAGCCGCGCAACAGTACTACAATCAAATCATGGGCGAGCAAGGGTTCAGAAATCAAGCCGTCGCTCAAAATCAACAAACTGCATTGGCGCAACAACAAGCAGCACTTGCCGCGCAGCAACAAGGATTCGGGCAACAGGTTACGCAGCAACAATTGGCGAATCAGGCGCTCAGTCAAAATCAGCAGGCGGCCTTGCAACAACAGCAGGCAGCCTTGGCGGCTCAGAATCAACAATACAACCAATTGTTGCAAGCCGCTCAATTTGGCAACACTGCGCAACAACAAAGCCTGCAACAGCAGCTCGCATTGCGGAATCAACCGCTAAACGAGATTGCCGGCTTGATGAGTGGTTCGCAGATTCAGATGCCGCAATTTCAAGGCTATCAAGGCGCAAACGTTGCGCCGCCGCCTATTTTTGCGGGCGCGCAAGCCGCAGGGCAGGCCGCGTTGCAGAATTACGGCATGCAGCAAGCTGCCGCTAATGCCAACACGCAAGGCTTGTTTGGTCTTGCGGGCGCAGGCCTTGGCGCTTATGGCATGATGAATATGCCTGTTCGTTAATTAGGGAATATCACAATGGCTGAATCCTACAATTTCAACGTAGCAAACCCATACCAACAACAGCAGGAGGAGCTTGCTCGCCGTCAGAAAATGGCCGAAATCCTGCAACAACAGTCTTTTCAGCCCATCGAGCGCAGCAGTTATGCCGGCATCGAGGCGCCAATCTCACCTTATGCGGGTTTGGCAAAAATGCTGCAAGCCTATGCCGGCGCAAAAGGGCAACAAAAGGTTGCGGAAGAAAGAGCGGCGCTTGCAGACGAGGCGCGGAATCGTTCTCAAATGGAAGGACGCGAGTTTATAAACGCATTGAAAGGCACGCCGGAAATACAAATGCCAGCGGAAGAACTGGGCGGCGGCCCCGGTCGACCGGCGCAGGGGCCGGATATGGCGCGCGCGTTGGAAATGTCCATGAGTTCTGTCAATCCGATGGTTCAAAGCGCTGGCGGCTCTCTTTTGGCGGCGTCATTGCCCAAAGCGTCGAAATGGGAAAAGGTGGAACTGCCGACGCCCGAAGGCGGGAAACGGGTCGGGTTTGTTGATATGAATTCGCCGAATCCGGAATCAACATTTCGCCTTGGCGGCGCACAAGGACCGAAAGTAGATTATGTTAATGTTGGCGGCACGATGGTTCCCCGAACTGGATATGAGCAAAATGCACAGGAAATTCCGCGCACTGTATCGCCGGATACCGCTGCAAGGCTAGAACAAGAACGCGCGATATCGGATCGAAACTTTAATCAATTGTCTGCTAATCAACAAGCGCAATTGAAAAATGATGCGGCCAAAATTGGAATCAGCGCGCAACAATTATTTTTTGATACAAACATTCGCGCTGGCGGCGCCGCAATGCCGCCTGCAACTGGTCCCAGTTATTTGCCTACGCCTACTGTCGCAGGTGCCGCACCTGCTGCGCCGGTTATGCCGTCAGCGGCACGGCCTGTTGGGCAAACTGTGCCTGCGCCTAGTGTCGCGCCTGTGCAAGCCGCACCTCGTATCGGCATGACGCCAGCTCGTCCTGCTCAATCAGTAACGCCGGCATTTTCACCTAATGCGGTTGGCCCGACTGGTCAATCTGTGCAAACAAATCAAGATAATGTTATCCAAACCGCTGCCGGCCCAGTTCAATTAAGCGGGAGAGAGCGTCAAAAATTAGCGGCTGCGGCACTTGAAGCGCAGCAAAAGAAAGAACAAGGAATGTCCGGCCTTGGCGAAGCCATTACAGAAGCAAGAAATATATTAACTGGCGTAAATCCATTGACCGGAACGCCTGGACAAAAACCATTACCTACTGCCAGCGTGGGCGGCAGTCTTATTGATTATCTTGGAAATATTGTCGGCATAGCACCGAAAGGGCAAAACGAGGCAAAACGACTTGAAGTTATTTCTGCAATATTGACATCAAAAGTGCCTAGAATGGAAGGGCAGCAATCTAATATGGATGTCGAGCTTTACAAAAAAGCGGCTGGTGATGCTGGCAATTCCAATTTGCCAATTAGCGCAAGACTTGCTGCATTAGATACAATGCAAAAACTTTATGGAAAATATGAGCGGCTTAACGCGCCCGCAGCAAATCAACAAACGCAATCACCGCAATCAAATCAGCGTAGATACACGGTGGATTATTAAATGGCTTACGAGATTGAGACAAAAGACGGGATTGTTATAAGAAATATTCCAGATAACATTAAACCCGACGATCCTAGCGTAAAAGCAAAAGTCACCAATGCTAGGCAGGCCCGCATGGCAGAGCAAGGCGCCACTGCTGAACAACTTTCTATTGCCGGAATCAATCCAACGGAAGGAATGAGCACAAGTCAGCGTTTTCTTGCTGGCGCAGGTAAAGCATTTTCAGACATTGGCCGCGGCGTTGGGCAACTTGTCGGCGCCATTCCTCAATCGTCAATTGATGAATCTGCAAGATTGGATAAGCCGCTAATAAATACCGGCGCCGGAATGGCCGGAAATGTTGTCGGCAACGTGGCCGCACTGGCGCCTACCATGATGATTCCAGGAGCCAACACAATAGCTGGCGCCACCATTGGGGGGGGTTTGCTTGGAGCGGCGCAACCAGTCGAAACCGGGCAGTCAAGAGCGCAAAACATCGGCGCTGGTGCTTTGGGCGGCGCTTTAGGCCAAGGTGCCGCCAATGTAATTGGACGAGTAATACGTCCTGTGCAGTCTCAGCTTACGCCAGAGGTATCCGCATTAGCGTCTAAAGCTGAAAATGTTTATAACATTCCTTTGACGGCAGCAGATAAAACAGGTTCAAAACCTTTAAAAATTATTGAATCTGTTTTAGATCAATTGCCGTTAACTGCTGATCGTCAGGCATTGGTAAAAGAATTGCAACGATCTGCATTTAATAAAGCCGCATTAGAAACAATTGGAGAATCTAGCACTAAAGCAACGCCTGAAATTTTAAATGCTGCGCGCACAAGAATTGGTGAATCTTTTAATGAATTATCAAAAAGAAATACTGTAACTCTTGCTGATGATTTTCTTGATTCATTGGTTAACATTGAAAGCGGCATAAATCCTTTTACAAAACCAGCAGTGCGTGATGCGGTAGACAAAGGACTTGAACTTGCAACGCAAAAAACAATTAGCGGTAAAGATTACCAAAAAATTAGATCAACACTTGGCAAACAATCAAATGATGCGTTTGCTTCTGGCAATAGCGAATTAGGACAAGCTTTAAAATCGCTTAAACTTGGTTTGGATGAAGCCGCAACCGGATCTGTTTCAGCAACAGACAAAGATGCATGGACATTGGCGCGTCAACAATGGCAATCTTTAAAAGTTATTGAAAAAGCAGCAGCGCCAACGTCTGCAGATGCGGTTGCTGGAAATGTATCTCCGGCAAAACTTGCGCAGGCTTTAATGTCTGTTGACAAAAAAGGATTTACATACGGAACCAGCAATCAAACTTTAGGAGATTTAGCAAGAATTGGGCAAGCTTTTGTAAAAGAGCAAATTCCAAATTCAGGAACAGCGCAACGCAGTTTTTATCAAAAATTGATGAATAATCCAATCACTGCAGTATTAGAAGGCGGTATTGGTGGGGTTTCTGTTCCGATGCAAAGAATTATGCAAAGTAAAATAGGACAAACATATTTAGGTCAGGGTCCTGTATCAGAAAAAACACTTGCTCTTGCAAGAAAACTTAAAGAAGGCGCTGGCATTGTTGGAAGCGCTGCTTTACCGAATTACGTGGAACAATAAGATACTTAATTTTCTTGTATCTTGTCACGAAATAAAGGACATAAAAAATGAGCTACAACGGAAGCGGCACTTTTAATATCAACACTGCAGGTCAGCCGGTTGTTACCGGCACTGTTATTTC